GCTTGGGCTGCTTTCACTAGGAAGAGTTTTGGAATGTTGGCAAACTACATCTTGTTAACCACTATTGATACTATTGGTCTTGTGAGGATGTTGTGTCAATGAAAACCTTAAATATTGATAATGTTTGCACCACATTTAATTCGGCATCTAATCCTGCATTTGCCAGTGGTTCAAACTTTCAGGTACAAGTGCCTTCGTCCACGGTAATAATTGCAAAACCTGTTTCGTATGATTTTCGTGTACTGGAGGAGGTTGACGCAGAAGGTAAAGTGAAGGTTCGCCTCCAAACGCAGGTTTGGGAACACACAAACTATGGCGGAGGTAAAGTTATTCAAGAATGGACTGACGTTCCAAGAGTTAGAGTGGATGTTGCCACAGGTAATGTATTATGATACAATACCACTATGAATATCTTTTACCTCGACCATAACCGCGTTAAGTGTGCTCAAATGCACAATGACAAGCATTGTGTCAAAATGATCCTAGAATATGCACAATTACTTTCTACTGCTCATCGTGTTCTTGACGGGCATGAGCGTACCATTCTTTCACCGTCTGGTCGCAAGAAAAAAGTATGGCAACTTTCTGACGACCGCGATAGTGTGCTTTATACTGCTACTCATATCAACCATCCTTCGGCCATTTGGGTAAGAAAGTCTGACATAAACTATGACTGGTTGTTCGGTATGTTTCAGGCACTTATGGACGAATATACATATAGATATGGTAAGGTACATGCTTGTGTGCGGTTAGAAGTTCATCTAGGTAAATTGCCTAAAAACATTCCATCTGTGCCATTCACAGAACCAACACCTGCAATGCCTGACGAAGTTAAGGTTGCAGGTGATTCTATTGCATCTTACCGTAATTACTACAAACAAAACAAATCACATTTGGCAAACTGGAAAAAACGACCAGTTCCAACATGGTTTTCAGTATAAATAAAATTATGATTTATCCATTTTACAATAAAAATACAGGTCTAGTTGAAGAGCATACAATGCGTTTGGCGGAGTATGATAAATTCAAAGAAGACAATCCACACCTCGAAAGACATTTTGCACCTGAGAATGTTGTTGGTCTTGGTGATGGTATGCGTATGGACACTCCAGGTACTGGCAAGGCAGATTCCACCTTCGAGAAGTACGTGATTCAACGCATGAAAGATACAATTCCCGGCAATACGATGGGTGGTCACAAGACCAAGATGCCGAGAGAATGGTGATTATTTTATAACTACAAAGGGAACCATGGCTAGTAAATCTCCACAACAAAAACGTGATGGACAAATTGAAAATGAGGATCACACAACAAAACACCAGCCAAAAGTATCGAATGCTCTAAAAATCAAATTAGACCATCTACAAACATTCGATGCACTAACAGAGAATCAGCAAGAATTCTTCGATGCATATAAACGTGGAGACTATTTCATCGGTTTGTATGGTTCTCCAGGTGTAGGCAAGACCTTCTTGGCAATGTATCGTGCCATTGAAGAAGTCCTAGACCGAGGCAATCCATTTAAACAGGTGGTCGTGGTACGTTCTGCCGTTCAAGTCCGTGACCAAGGTTTCGTTCCTGGTACATTGGATGAGAAGATGGAGATTTATGAAGTGCCTTATAAAGAAATCTGTGAGACATTATTCAAACGTCCCGATGCATGGGACAGACTAAAGGAACAAGGTCATGCAAGATTTATCTCAACCACCGCTATTAGAGGCATTTCTATTGATGATGCTATTATTGTGGTTGACGAATCACAGTCAATGACATTCCATGAATTGTCTTCTGTTATTTCTCGTGTTGGTCATCGTTCTAAAATCATCTTCATTGGTGACTTGAAACAGAATGACCTGATTAAGTCTAAGCATGATGTGTCCGGTCTAAAACAATTCTTGGACGTTGCACATTCAATGTCAGAGTACACAGAGATTCGATTCACACCTGATGACATTGTACGTTCATCATTGGTCAAATCCTTTATTGTTGCTTGTGATAAATTAGGACTATGAGTACACAGATACCCGCACTCTTTAAACCGAAGCAAGTCGCTGAGGTTAAGAAACCAAAAGAGAAACCTAAAAAACGAATGTTCGATAAGAAATCGGACAAACCGGCTGCATTATTTCAGGTTGCGTGATATGCAAGAAGAAAAGAATGAATCTCCTAAAATGGAGATATGCCGCAAGTGCAGTGAATTGAATCAAAATGACTTTTGTGAGCTTTGCAACTGCTATATGCCACTAAAGACTTTGATTCCTTTCATGTCTTGCCCACTGAAAAAATGGTAAATTATGTTCAACTATTGTCCACCAACGGTCTTACCTGACCTAAAATCTCAAACCTTTCCTGACGGTAAACGTTACTATGTGACACCAACAGGTGAGAAACTTCCGTCAGTTACGACCGTTCTTGGTGCCTCAAAGAAAGAGGCAATCATGGCATGGCGCCGCCGTGTCGGTGAAGAGGTTGCAAATAAAATCTCCAAGACGGCCACGGGGAGAGGCACCAACGTGCATACCTTGTGTGAACGATATCTCAACAATGAGAAGTTAGGTGTTATCATGCCTGACGCAATGGAGATGTTCCTACCATTGAAACCTGCATTGAATCGTATCAATAACATTCATTACCAAGAACAGGCCTTGTGGTCTGTTGGTATTGGCATGGCAGGTCGTGTGGACTGTATTGCTGAGTTTGATGGTGTCTTGTCGGTCATCGACTTTAAGACATCCAAACGTGTAAAATCTAAAGAAGACATTCCAGATTACTTTGCACAATGCGTTGCCTATGCGTGTATGTACGAAGAAATGACTGGTATTGCAATCGACCAGATTGTAATTATCATGGCCGTGGAAGACTCACAACCACTGGTCTTTGTTGAGAAAACCGAAAACTACCTAAATACTCTATTAGATTACATAAAGTTTTATAGGGAACAGTAAATGACATTGCCGGTATATCCAAACACGTTGTCGGTTGCACAATTGAAAACGGAGTTTAGTACAAATGCAAATGACATGAATAGTTACCACCTGAATGAAGGTGGTCCAGTTTTTCCAGGACAAGTCGGTTATCCAGGTGCAGGCGCAGCAAGAGCAATACCATCAAGTGGAACTATTGCACTCGGTGATTTTCACGGTTCAACCGGTTACATTCCGGTAGCACGAACACTCACTCTCACAAAAGGGTCCAGTTCATGGACTGTACCAAACACACTAATTAGTGATTTAACAATCACTGTAATTGGTGGTGGCGGTGGCGGATGTCACTGGCCAAGCGGTGCTGCTGGTGGCGCTGGCGGTGGAGGTTGTCGTTTCATCGGCCGAATTCCATCCGGCACAGTCATCTCTTATGTTGTTGGTGGTGGTGGTCCTAGTGTGCGACACGATTCCACCCGATATGCTCGCGATGCATTGGACACAAGATTCGGAGTTTCTGGTGATTCGTGGTACATGTATGTACCTGGACTAGGCACTGGTGGTTACAACATGAATGGTGGTAATCGTGGTCCAGGTGTAGGTTCTTATGGACGTGGTGGTCCAGGTGTTTCTGTAATTGGCACAGGCGGCAACGGTAAACCAGAACGTACAGCAGGTGCAGCTGGAAGTGCAACTAATATTGGTGGTGGCGGTGGCGCGTGTGACCGACCAGATTCATCAGGTGGTTCAGGTGCTGGTGGCGGTAACCGAGGCGGTAACCGTTACGAGAACGGTCTTTGGCCAGGTGGTGGCGGTTCAGGTAATAACTCCGCATCACCGACACCTTGGACCACAACTGGTGGTGATGGTGCAATCATTATTTCAGGAACATGGTAAACAAGGAAAACAATTATGAGAGAAATTACATACACATACGAAGTTAAAGAAGTTGACACCTTTAATAGAAAAATTAAAGTTGAATATAATTCCTATGGACGTGAGACTACTGTGGTGGAGATTCCTTTTCCATTCGTCAATGATGATGTTGAATTGATTATTCAACAGTACGCACCGGTTTTCGGATGGATTGCCGCAGAACGAACACTTGCAGAAGTTCAAGTGGGTAAAAAAGGTCTTATCACCACACACTTCCCAGATTTCGAGTGACACACAAGAATAACAAGAGGCCTCGCCCATGTCAATAAAATCATCCGGAGAACTTAAATTTTCAGAGATTCAAACTGAATTGTTAGGTACAAATCCAATTTCATTTTCCGAATATTACGGCAAGTCAGGTCTACCATCTTCAGGTGTGATTAAACTCAGTAATTTCTACGGCAAACGCAGAAGTACAATAGCCACTGGTGGTACAACATACACTTCAGGTGGTTACACATACCACAAGTTCACCTCAAGTGGAAGTTTTGTTGTTAATCAAGTTGCAACAGACACAGCAATTGAAGTATTGATTGTTGCAGGTGGTGGTGGCGGTTCAGGTAAACGTGGTTCTGGCGGTGGCGGTGGCGGTGTATCAGCACACACATTCACATCACTGTCAACCGGCACATATACAGCTTATGTTGGTGCAGGTGGTGCTGGAACAGGTAACGTATTTGCTCAAGGTGGCACAGGCGGCACATCTTCCTTTGCCAACCCATCCGGCACTACATTAGCATCAAACGGCGGTGGCGGTGGCGGCGGTGGTTCTTCTGGATCAAGTGGATATGGTGCTGTACCGAACGGTTCAGGTGCCGGTGGTCGTTACATTGAACAAGCAGGTAACTACACAACATCTGCTGGTCTAGGTAATGGCACAGGCGGCAATGGTGGTGCATATAGTGGTTATGGCGGCGGTGGCGGCGGTGGTTCAGGTAATCACAACGGCGGAACTGGACCTTCTGGTGCAGGTGGTGCAGGTAATAGTAACTGGGCTTCATGGGGCACAATTACAGGTCTTACGACAGCTCCTGGTGCCGGTGGTTCTGGTGGTGCTGCATACGGTGGTTCAGCATCTGTTGCAGGCCCAGCTAATAGTGGTAAAGGTGCTACCGGTGCAGGTGACAATCCGGGATGGTATGGTGCTGCGGGTGGATCAGGTTTCGTGATTGTTCGTTACACCACATAATCAATAGGGTAAAAAATGGCACATTTCGCTAAAATTGAAAATAACATTGTAACTCAAGTCATTGTTGCTGAACAAGACTTCATCAACACATTACCTGGAACTTGGTTACAAACATCATACAACACACTTGCAGGTGAACACAAATCAGGTGACACACCACTACGCAAGAACTATGCAGGCATCGGTTACACATACAACAAAACACTCGATGCTTTCATACCACCCAAGACATACGATAGTTGGGTATTAAATGTGAATACCTGCCAATGGGATGCACCAGTGCCATATCCAACAGACGGCAAGGAATATTCTTGGGATGAAAAAACCAAATCTTGGGCACTTTATACACCTAAGACTTGACAGAGATTTGAGGTTGTGTTACAATCTCATTTAATGATAGTAAACTTGGTATAAGAAAAGTATTCTGGACGGGGGTTCGACTCCCCCCATCTCCACCAAAGTGACATTATGGATAACGGTACACGGGTAGATAACTCCCTGATTCCTCAACCTGAAGTAGTGCCACTTTGATGGGGATGCCATGGTTTCGACAGGGTAACAAGTACGGTATAGAGCTATCCGTCAGAGTTGACGTAAACACTAAATCAAAATAAATGCAAATGACGAAAGTTACGCATTGGCAGCCTAATCGCTGACTAGGGTTTTCGGAGAGTTTTCCTCGTAACAGAATAAACTTTCCTTTTTAAAAGGAGAAAACATGAAGTTGTCAAAAACTTTAGTCGTTCTTTTTTTGGCTTGCTTGTTGCCATTAAAAGCCCAAGAACAGGTCATATCCGAAACTCAAGTTGTTTCTATGGATTTGGCTCAGCAGATTATGTGTCTTGCGAAGAATATCTACTACGAATCAGCATCAGAATCCTATGAAGGAAAACTGGCCGTAGCACAAGTTACAATGAATCGGGTAAACAGTCCACAATACCCAAAGACCGTATGTGAAGTGGTCTATCAGAAAATCAACAACACTTACCAATTCAGTTGGGTTGGCATGAAACAATATGCCATACGGAATCAATATGCATGGGAAGAATCCATGATTGTTGCACGTAAAGCATTGACAGAGTACAAATTACATGATACACTGTATAAAACGAAGTCTTTGAATTATCACAACACGAGCGTTTCACCTGGATGGAATCTCAAACGTGTGGCAAAGATTGGTAATCACATTTTTTATACGAACAAATAATGGCAACTAAAGACGAAATCGCTGAATTCAGCACAAAAATTCAAGAGTTGGTGAATGAAACACGAATGGGTTATATGGACACCATCGTGCATTACTGTGAACAGACTGGCATGGAGATTGATGTGGCATCCACATTGATTTCTTCTGCCATGAAAAGTAAAATCCGCGAAGAAGCACAAGACCTTAACCTATTGAAACGCAGTTCCAAATTGCCACTATGATACAAGAGAACACTGGCTTTGCGGCCTTTGCACTATACAATTCTCTCAAGTTACATTTCTCGTCCGGCAGTTATGATTTTTTCAAGTACAATGGTAAAACCAATGTCTCAAAGGATGCTTTCGGCAACCGAAAAGACAAGTACTCATTCTACAAACTATCACGGAAATACTCACTGGACGACCTGCGGAACTTCTACGTTGCCAACTTTATCAACAAGGATGTTTCATGGGTGGGAGAAATTGCCACAGCAGAAGGTGAAGATGTCTACAAAGAATGGCAGAAACGCAATCAAAGCTTGACATACCGTTTTGAACAAGATATACTACATGTACTGGAAGGCGTTGACAGTCCGGCAGAAATGTTATCTGTGAGTGGTGGTGAGTACCCAAAGTTATTGGTAATGGCAC